GGGCACCGATGGCTTGTCCTGCGTCATACCAAGTCTGTTCCCGGACGTTATAGATGATAGCGTCCGTACACTCCGTAGCATTACCCCTTGGATAAAACCACCAGATCTCCCCAAAACGAGGAACTTTCGTTACCCAAACCTTCTGTCTCTGACTGTAGTTAAGGTTGTCAAAGAACCAGTTCTGGTTCATTGCGTTAGGTATCTCTTTCACCGTTCCGTTGTACAGAAGGAACCTGTCTACCCCGCACCAGTAATAGATACCGTCATACTCAATGACACTCTGAGACGACATGATCGAAGACTGACTGGAGATAATGTCATATCGCCAGAACGTAGGAACAGCAAAGTTCGCAGTACCCGGAACACCTAAGTTCGTAGGCGCATAGGAGACCCGTATAAGGCTGTCAAGGCTCCAAAAGAGTCCTGAAGGAGAGTTAGATCCACCCCGCACCGGAAGCCCTTGTACGATCTTTCCCGTAGCTACGTTTACAGAGTTCGCATCACTTGAAACCCAGTCGTTCGTATTCCCTGCGGAACAGTTTCTAATTAGACCGTTGTTCCCAAATACAAAGAGGTACGGATGTAACGATACAACTCCACCCGAAACAGATACATTGTTGTTGAACGTAGCTGTAATGGTTGCAGAAGCCGTAGCATTGTTGGACATCGTTACCGTCGTTCCAACTACGGAAACTACGGTGGTGTTCGCAGGAATACCCGCTCCTGTAATCGTCTGGCCAGCTCCGATAAGAGGATTGGATACAGCCAAAGTAAGAGTAGGACTCAGGTTTGTAGTCGTAACGGAATCGGTAAAAACACCTACCTGAGACATACTTGTGCTAGTAATGTTCCCAATAAGGACTGGAGTATCGTTATCTGAGTCTATGGCCGTTAGGTTTTGCCCCGGATGGGCAACGATAGCTTGATACCCATTTCCCCCTACGTCAAAAATCCCATCAAACTGCCACATATTCAACGGAGAGGCAGTAAAGTTAGATAGGGTGAACTCACCTATCCCAGCTCCTACTCCGTTGTCATCAATGGTCAGAACTTCCAAACCATCGTTATACCCAGAGAAGATAGACACAAAAGCGTTCTGAGCATTAACCCAAATACCCCTTGAAGGCCCAAACAACTGATCAGAGATAACTCGATACCCTCGGATCTTACGGGGACGCCCTCTTTGAAACCTTACCCAACGACCATCGTTGTAGAAGATCTTGTCAAAGACCGTTCCATCCCTTTGGATACCGGGCTTGGTATCTAATGCAAAGACTTTCTGCGTCATGTAAACAACCCGCCCGAAATGCCAGTCGTAAAGGTGCCGTTACCAGTGATAGTAAGGCCCGTGGCAGTCAATCCTGATCTTTTAACACCTAGAATTGAAATGCCAAACTCTCCAGAACCGGGCCTGTAGACACCTGTACTGGTTTCAGTAGCAAAGTTCAATGCCGGAGCTGCAACCGTTCCATCTACCAAAGATACGTTAGATGCGCCCGCTGCAATCGTTGAAGCGTTGAAAAGGTTTACTGAGTCACACAGCAAGATAATCTGTTGGCCCGCAGGAACAGTAGCTACCGCACCTCCCGCAACACCCGTTTGGAAGGTAATCTGATAGTTAGATACCCCACCGTCCGTCTGGTTCGTAATGTAGTAGACCTGAATCGTCTCAGGAAGATTGATAGTGACGTTACCCGTAAGAGTCCCGGTGTACTTCTGTACCACATTGGACGCCTCACTAGCGGTCAGCGTATAAGTTCCGTTCGTTACCGCTTTAGTCAACTGCGTAAAGTTGAACTGGGTTGATTTTCCTAAACCTACGGTAAACCACGCAGACCCTGAACTGACAATCATTGCGGAATCAGCAGGCTGCATCACCAAAGACGCAGCGGCATTGATCTGATTGCCCCCAGAAGGGCTTACCGTAAGCGTCCCAGACCCCCCATTCCTTACTAAGAAGAACCAGTCATCCCCAACAGAAGATGCCGTAGGAAGAGTCAGAGTCCCAGAACCGCCCGTCCAGATGTACGTCGAGGCTCTATCAGCATCTACAGCCGTATAGCTAGAAGAAAAGGTACTGACCGAATATGCTTGATTCAAGGTGGAGGCAATTGCCTTCAGACCATATCCCGCTAGCGTCGCTGCATCAGCGTTAGAAGTGCCAACACCGAAAGCAATCAGCCCCCAAGTCCCTCCCGCTGTCCCGTTAGCAGTGATGTAGACGTACTTCGCTTCACCCGCAGCAATCGTGGTGATCGTCGTACCAGAGTTGGTTGCCAACGTAAAGGTGTTAGAACCTACGTTCCTTACTAGCGAATCTTCACCGACGCTCGCTTGATTCGCAGGAGGCATCCTCAGTGTCAGGCTTCCAGTGGTAGCCGTGACATCCATGATCCTCGCTACATAATCGTCCGTAGCATTCCCGTTTACAGGCCATGCAAGGGTCGTATTGGCAGCTAAAGTGACGCTCCGATAGGAGACATCCGTCGGGACAATTACGTCCCCCGGAAAGACGTTTACAAAGCTCATGAATCCCTCACAACGGCTTGACGATCACCAATCCGGGCGACATCCTCAGTCTTTAACACTTCCATGATGGCTTGATACTGCTGTTGCCACATCGGAATCCGTTCGTCGTTCTTCAGGAACGGCATGGCTTGCAGCAAAGACCCATACAACAACGCCTGCGGAGCGTACTGAGTGAACCAATTGGTTTGGTTTGACGAATCTAGCGGCTGGATTCTTTCGTAGTACAGAACCTCATACGCATAGTCGTCCGCAGGAGTCGGCGCAACCAACCAATGATCATAGTTGTAGTCACAGTAATACTCTGGAACGTCCGTCTGAGTAGGGTCCGGCCAGAACTCACGGAGATACTCATACTTTCTCAAAAGGATTGGACGACGATCTCCCGCTACCGTGACATTCATGGATACCGTCTTTCTCCACCTAGCGGGCTTTTGAATGACGGGATCGTTAGTAACCATGTTGGATGACACCACAACAAGGTTTCCGAGAAACTTGATTTCGGACGCAATGACTTGTTCTGCCAGTCCGATAAAGGTAGGAATCTTACTGAGCGTAGCTTGGTCTGTACGCTCTAGGTAGCTTTCGATGTCAGCTACCAAGTTGTTGTAGGTCATTACATAAGACATCACCACACCTTCTTTTTGATCGACTCGGGTTGCGGGACGTACTGTTGACCTCGCCGCATTCCCTCACGCTTTGCTCGTGTCGTTGCGGCGTATTCAGAAGCGGTCAGCTTCTCTCGTGCCTGCCGGGGAAGGTACCTCTCTCCCGTAGCTTCTTTACCCTGCGTAGAGGGCTTTCCAGACCTTGTACCCCAATCCTCTTTAGTCCACTTGGATAACGAATTATCCGCTGTCTTAGGGCCTTTGTAACCCCCTCCAGAAGACTTGTACTTCTGGGTGGCTAACTGAGCCTTCCTAGCTGACCACTGACCCGGCTTACCGCCCTTCCCCGAAGCCTTCACCTGAGAAACGATGCGTTTCCACTTTGAAGGGTTCGTTTTAGCGGCGGAGGTCATTTGTCAGCCTTGTTGTCCAACTTGTTGAAGATCTGCTTGCAGATGTCCTTCAACTCATCTATGTCCCGGTGATAGTCATCTTTGGTGACATAGTTGTGGGGCATCTCTCGAACATCTTGATCCAGACGCTCGATGGCCTTCGTGATGTTGTTCAAGACCCAGCCGCCAAAGAAGGCGGCGATCCCCACCACTACGTTGAAGATCGCCTGTGTATCCATCAGTCCCTCGGTTGTTCCATTTCTGGTTTCGCCGCTTCTTCAGCAACTTTCTGAATGCCAGCAATCAGGTTCGCTACTTCAACATAGGGACGGGATCCCATGTATTGAAGAATAGCGTTTACCAATTGAATCGGCATATTGATAGATTCTTTTTCCACAAGGTTCTCCTTCAGGTTTAGGGAATTGATATTTTGCCTTTTTACGACTTCAAGTACAACGCTCTCTCATCATGCCTGCGAGTCACCAGCCCCGGCAACTCTCGTCCACCAGCCAGCGTCCACTTCTTAAATTCCTCAGCCGCTCCCTCGTAGTCTTCCCGGTTGTGTTTCATGCGAAGGGTCGAGTTCTGAAGGTTGCCTAGCCCAACATTGAAAGCGAAGCTAGCGAGTGCCAGATGGCGATTGCTAAGAGGAACCACAGTACATAGTCGGAGTACCCCCGGAAGAAACCGCTGAAGATCCTCTTGA